AGTCGATTGCTTATGCTGAACCGACTGCAGATAGCATCGAGTTCTGATACTAACTGTGTGCCTCCTAGTTGACACTGGGGGGCACTTATGTTATGATGCGTTTATGACACTCTGAGGGCAGTTGTTCGCGCCCTTCGTTTATATCGTCGCGGCGGCGTTGCGGTTATAAAAATCGATAACTACCCTAACCTACAGAGGTGACAAATCGACCGATAACTATCAATCCCAACAAATTTTTCCGGAGGTATTCTGATGGGTGTAAAGTGGATTCACAAGGGCGGTAAAAGTCGCCCAGACAAAAGAACAATCAAGAAAGGCGGAAAGCGTTGAGAAGAAGAGGCCCTTATTGGAATTTTTGGAAAGTAGTTCTCGCAGGATGGATGATCAGGTATCCAAAGACAATGGGAAGAATAATATTAATCCCCCTTGGGTTTTTGATTATACTGATATATAATGCGGTAGTGAATTAAGATTTACTACAAAAAAATTCCGAAAATATTTTTTAAATGGAAAAGATTTATCACATATATGCAAAGGATCGTTGTTTATTTCATTCTCTCAGACAGGAAGAGTTTGAAAGAACTTGGGATACTTTAAAGAATATGGTGGGTCTAATGAAGACTGACTACAGTGTAGATGATTTAAATTACACAGAACTTCCAGTAAATATTGGAGGATATTCTGGAGATAAATCAACCGAACCTCCAGGGTCGCCGTCATATTGACAAGACATATATAGACTGTTAAAATTGAACTGAAGGTTTATTTTTCTTATGGCAAAAGGATTTACTGTTAAAGCTGCAGCACCAAAACCCAAAGAACAAGAATGGGATATTGATGCTATTAAGCAAAGAATGAAAGGAAAGAGTATTGTATTCTGTCTACCTGGACGTGGATGCTCTTTTATTTTTCTGAAGAACTTTGTACAACTGTGCTTTGATATGGTACAGAATGGTATGAGTATTCAGATTTCACAAGACTATTCATCAATGGTTAACTTTGCACGTTGTAAATGTTTAGGTGCAAATGTACTTCGTGGACCAAATCAAATTCCTTGGGATGGTAAACTACAATATGATTATCAACTATGGATTGACTCGGATATTGTCTTTGACACTAACAAGTTCTGGCAACTCTGTGATCTTGCTCTGAATGAAGAAGGAGAAGAGAAGGAAGTTGTTGCTGGTTGGTATGCCACAGAAGATGGACACACAACCTCTGTCGCACACTGGTTAGAAGAAGATGACTTCCGCAAGAATGGTGGAGTGATGAACCACGAAACTGTGGATTCTATCAGCAAGCGTAAGAAGCCATTCACTGTAGACTACACAGGTTTTGGATGGGTATTGATTAAGAAGGGTGTTTTTGAAAATCTTGAATACCCTTGGTTTGCTCCTAAGATGCAAGTCTTTGAATCTGGTAATGTTCAGGACATGTGTGGAGAAGACGTATCATTCTGTCTTGATGCTAAAGAGGCAGGTTTTGAAATCTGGTGCGATCCTCGTATCAGAGTGGGACATGAAAAAACTCGTATTATTTGATTGGAGGTAAGTTATGGCTAAAGGTGGATCTAATAAGACTGTATTTGAACCCGGAGCGCCTAAGAAAACTCGTCAGGGTCGTTCTGCTCGCACATTACTGAGTGCAACCTCTCGTAATGGACGTAAGAAGCGTTATCGCGGACAAGGTAAAGGTTAATAGTATAGATAAGGCAGGGGAACTAACCTCTGCCTTTTTAGTATTATTATATGGCATATCTAAATCACAATCTTCCAACAATTACTTGTTATATTCGTAACGAATTTCTTTTTAATCATAAAAAAGGCCATGGAGAGGTAACTTTATGCGATGTACACTCCGTAGCATCCTTAGAGAAGCATGTACCCCTCTTTGAGGCATTTCTAGAGAACGGTGTGAATTGGACCCGTAGACCTATTCATGCATTCTGTTGGAAACCTGATGCACCAGTTCCTGAGTTAGAAGAGTGTATGTGGTGGGATTGTTTTTCTCCTTATATTGATGTCCAAGTACGTTCAAGATTAGCTAACTTACGTGCTCAACTAATCAATTATCGCGGTGAAAAGAATGAAGGAACTTATCTTTTCACATTAGACTGGTCATGGGAATCAAAATCTACTTTGAATACTAATTTTAGTGAGACACCAGAGCATAAATGTGCTCATTTCTTCAAGATGGATAACGGTAATTTCTATGCATACCCTAATAATAAAATATTATGGTATGATGATGCATGGACAAAGAATAGAATTACAAAAAATCCAGGTTATGAAATTGATTTAACCGAATATTCAGTCGAAAATCGTCGTAAAATTGAGACTTCAGATGATTTTATGTACGAAGTTACAGAAATTCGGGATAGCAACCCCGTAAAAAGTTCTGATTTAACAAATCAGGAGCAAAAAAATGACCAAAAAAGTCGATAAAGATGAAAATTTTATGAAAAATGAGTGGGGAACTCAGTATTTGTCCTCCGAATATGGTTGGGAAGATCAAATTAGGAAGCAAAAGATGCTTCGTGAGATCGCAAATGATGATCTGACACCTAAAAAGCATGATTTCTTTCATCAAAATGAAATTCATGAAAAAATTCGCAATGATGACGACTATGATGATTGGGATTATGGAACAGAACCCCTTTATGAAGTCAAAAATCCCTAATAAATAAGGTAGAATTATAATATTCGATGCCTCTAGAAAGGGTAAGTCAGGGTTTTAAAGATCTTAGTATGTCATTTCAGGTTAATCCCCTGACCAATGACTTAATTGCTCTTGGAAATGCAACGGCTATCTCTCGTTCAATCCGTAACATTGTGTTTACTCTACCTGGGGAGAAGTTTTTCAATCCAGATTTTGGAACGAGATTGAACAGAATACTGTTTGAAAACATGGATGAGATATCTGCATCTGATTTAAGAGATCAGATAGCATCATCTATTGTTAACTTTGAACCTAGAGTAACTTTATTGGATGTTTCTACAGAACCCTTATATGATCAGAATGCGTTTAATGTAACTATATCATATAAAATAATTGGCGCTGACTTACCCGCACAAGAAGTAGAGTTCATTTTGCAACCAACTAGGTAAATGCCATTAGTAAATTTTACAAATCTGGACTTCAACCAGATTAAAACAACGCTTAAGGATTACCTTAAAGCGAATTCAAATTTCACAGACTATGATTTTGAGGGATCTAATCTCTCAACAATCTTGGATGTTTTGGCCTATAACACCTACATTACTTCATATAATGCAAACATGGTTGCAAATGAAGTCTTTATTGATAGCGCAACACTAAGAGAAAACGTTGTTGCTCTTGCAAGAAATATTGGTTATATCCCAAGATCTAGAAAAGCAGCAAGAGCAACAATTAGTTTCTTTGTAGACACTACAAATATTCAACCACCACCATCATCAATAACGCTCAGAAAGGGTCCAGTAGCAGCATCATCTTCTGCCTTTGGTAATCAGTCATTTATCTTCTCGATACTAGATGATATAACTGTACCTGTTTTTAACAATGTAGCAGAGTTTAATGATATCTCGATCTATGAGGGTGTTGTTCTAAACACCACTTTTACCTATTCATCTAGAAATCCAAATCAGAGATTTATTCTTCCAAATAATGGAATTGATTCATCTCTCATTTCAGTGATTGTAAAAAATAATGAACAATCAACAATCTCTGTAAAATACATTCAACAGGATAGTTTATTTGAAGTTAAGAGTGATTCAAAGGTTTATTACCTACAAGAAATTGAAGATGAAAGATACGAATTGATCTTTGGCGATAATGTTTTTGGTCAGGCTCTTGAAGAAGGAAACTTTATTGATGTAGGTTATATTGTTTCAAATGGTGATAGTGGCAATGGAGTTAATCAATTCTCTTTCTCAGGAAGATTGACATATACAAGAAATGGCGTTGAGTATGTCGTAAACTCAGGAATATCTCTATTAACTGCAGGTTTAGCATCTTCTGGAGGAGAGCAGATAGAAACTGTTGAGTCTGTTAAGAGATATGCTCCAAGAATATACACAACCCAAAATAGAGCATTAACTGCTAATGACTATGAAACTTTAATTCCAGCGAAGATATATCCAGAAACAGAATCTATATCAGTATT